AGGTGCTATATATGAAAAGTGGGAAAATATAATGAATAAACCATTTACTTCAATAGCAAATTCTCATGGTTTAAGAGGTTTTAATAAAAATAATTTTTTTAATAAAAAAGGCTATGAAGTAGTTTATGAATATTTAAATAATCTTTTTCAATTTCAATCAGAAGAAGTGGAGATTTTAAATGAAAAATTAAAATCAGAAGATTTTAAAATTTTGGTAGAATTAATGAATTCTGAAATTTATACAATTGGTCAGTTTTGTTATAATAATGAATTTCATACTGCATTGTTTCATGTTGTTGATAAAATACAGAGAGCATTAGGCAGAGAAATATTTTGTATGGATTTAATTACAAAAGCTTATCAAAATCCTTTAGAAGAATTATTTGGATTTATTTGTAAATTTATGTTTAATGAGCTAATTTCTGTACCTAGTTCAAATAGAAGTGAAAAAATACATAGCATGTTTTATGATTCTAGTACACGAAGTTGGGCTGCATTTGTATTGAAATATACATTAGATTGTCGAAGATGGGGTCCACATGCAGTATTTCAAAAATATATACATTTTATATACGGTATGTCTGATATTTTACCATTATCATTCGTACAACATTTTCTTTGTGTCGCAGTAGGTATGATTGAAAATAAACATTTTATCACTAGAGATTACGTTATAAAAGTTTTAGAAAATAACAAAGGGTGTGAGCATCTTTTAAAATTACTCAAAAAAAATGAAGATTTACCTGATGATGCTAAACAAATAAAGGTTGAATTTAGCTTTGTTATGGGAATTTATAATTATTTGTCTAGTTTAATGCATGCTGCAAATCAATTAGTAGCTAGTGAAGTTATAATGAGATATAACTTAAAAATGTTCCAATCATTAGTAATCTTGATTTTCTTAGCTCATTCAGATGATAGTACAGGTGAATCTAAACATGAACATGAAAATACAATTGAACCTACTTTGATTCTTTATGATTATCTTTTAAAAGGTGCAAATCATATGAAATCAATCAAAAAGTGTGTTATTGATAAAAACAATAAATATTTAGAGATGTTGTCAATATTATATATATTTGATCAATTATTACCTTTAGTTTCAAAATTTTGGGGTACCATACCATTTTCACCGTCAGATCAAGGATATGCTGCTGATATACAATTTGCTGGATCACAAATGAGAGAAATGTTGACATATGGTGCAAATTTTTCTGAAGCTTATTTATTAGGTAAATTAACTGAAAAACATATACAAGAATTTTATGGTTTATATTCAATTGATAAAAACAGACCATCTATTTATCTAGGATGTTTTGATGAACATCCTATAGAATTACTAATTTCAGGAAGTGATTCTGAATTATATAAACATCTAAGATATAATGACAAAATAGGATCTTATTTAGATATAATAACTCAATTTTCTAATTCGGATGAACAATTGATACCAAAATTAAAAATGGATATGGGTAGTTACCTAAGTACAATATTAAAAGATAAATTTCCACCTTTAAAAAATGAATTATTAGATTCTTGGACAATTACAAATAGTAAGTTTAAAAATAATCTCCTTAATTATATTTGGTTTATCAATAGACTTTATAACAAATCATTTTATGGTAGTTTAATCTCGGAGCCTTCAGGTAGAAAATTAGGTAGGTTATATGGTGCTAAAAAAAGAATCATTAAAAATGAAAACGAATTGATAAATATGTATGACTTATTTGTTCTATTACAAACTGAATTAGACTTTGTACCAAAAGATTATAGTATTTATAAGAA